AACAAACTGTAGATGAAAGTGATGTTGGTTTGTTAACTGAAGAAGAAAAAGAACAACTTATGGCTTCCCTTGAAGATGTAGCAGAAGATTTACAGAAGAAGAAAGATGACATTGTTGATATGAGCGAGATAAGACAGAAGTATGGTGATACATAATGGGAAGACCATTTGAGGACTTAACTAAGAAAACTGAGTTTAACTTAGGTTCTGTTTTTAAAGTGTACTATGGTGATGAGGGTGATGGTTCTTCTCAACAGATAGACCTAAAGCCATTAAGAAATAATTACACAAGAACATCAACTACTTTGTCAGCTGTCCCTTTAATCAGAGGTCTTTCTGATTCTATAACTAAGAATGATTTAGTTTTATATATCGTAATTGAAAAAAAGATATTTTACATAGGACCATTAAATACTAATAATTTACCATTCGATTCATCAAGTCACATTTATGATAAAGAAATAATGGGAGAAGAGGTATGGGGAAATGTACCAGGTAATATGACAAAAGAAAGTCATCCATATGGTGTAAAATATCCACTTGAAAATGTAAATAAAGTTTATAAATCACAGAATCCTAAACTAGAAAATTTAGGTTATTCGACTCAATTTGAAAGTTCTAAATATACTGATACTACTTTAGAAGGAAGACATGGTAATTCTATTAGACTTGGTTCTTATGGTGTTGTTGGTGATTACGCATTTCCAAATATAAAGATACACAATGAATTGCTTGATGGAATAGAATCAATAGATTCAGGATCCTGTATATCAATGTTATCGGTAGGTAGTATTAGAGATAATTTTCAGAATGATGATTTTTTATTATCTATAGATAAACAGAATCCACAAAGTAGTTTTAGGTTGAATAACGGAAATGATGGTGATGATAATTCTTTTTATTATGATTATTCAGTAAAAAACTTTTCTGATGCTACTTTTGAACAGAACGCTAATCAAGAGTCACATCAGATACTAATAACTTCAGATAGAATAACCTTTGATGCTAGAAATCCTCAGTTTGGTGACTTTACTGTATCATCAAATCATAATATTAACTTTGGTGCTAGACAAAATTTTACTTTAAACAACGCAGGTTATTCAGTTATTAATTCTAATAATATTTATTTAGGGAAGGAAGCTAAGAAAAAATCTGAACCTATGGTGTTAGGTGAAGAGTTAAGAAAGATATTATCTGATATGGCAAAGGTATTAAAAAACGCTCATGCTCTTGTACAAGGAGTTCCTATACCACTCGTGGATAAAGCTGGTGCTCCACTAAATGTGGCAGTTAATCTACCTTATGTTGATAATAATGAAAGAAGTATAACTGATATAGTAACAGAATTAGAAGCAAGAACAGAAAGTAATCAGGACAATGAAACAATATATGATAATGACGGTCCTAACTTTTTAAGTCATCATCATTACATAGAGAAAAACGCTAGGAGTGAAAATGAAGGTTAATATATTTAAGAAATTAATAAGAGAAGTAGTAAGAGAAGAGTTAGATTATAAATTTAGTCGACTTGAAAAAAAATTAGATGAAGTGTTAGTTAGTGGTAGATCTAATAATATAATAGAAGATAAAACGCCACAACCTACCTCATCGTCTATTAAAAAAATGATGGAAGAAAAATCACCGAAGAGTGATAATAAAGTTCAATTAACTAAAGACTCTATTCTTAATGATATTCTAAATGAAACTGCTCAAAGTGGTGAATGGAAAAACATTGAAAAAGAAGGAGAAGTTAAATCCGTAAAAGAGAATACTGAAGGACTTCCTGACTTTTTATCAAATGCTATAAACAAAGATTATTCAGCAGTAATGAACAAACTAAAGGAAAAGGACAAGTTCAGGAATGTCTCTCAGTAGTGATATAGAAAAGGCTTTTGAAAAAAATCTTGGTAAGGAAAACTTAGATAACCAAGATGCGAATGGTAGAGCAAAAATAAAAACCTTATCAGATGATTTGGCAAATGCATTTGCTAATTGGGTTAAGAGTCAAGTCTTTACGATTACTGAAGCAGAAGCTACGATTCAGATACCACCTGTATCTAGTACTGTTCCAAATCCAGTACCAGTAGCTGGTGCTCTTGGGGTTGGTGCTACTACAGGACCAATAGTTGCAGTTAGTCCAACGATAATATCGAAGGCAGTAATTAAAAAAGCTACTGAGGGTACTCCCTCAAACCAATCACCTGAGGCAGATCCTAAATCACAAAGCTCTAAGGTACAACTATTAAACGCGAATAATATAATATAATGGCAATATTAGACAGAAAAAAAAATAGATTTGTAGAAGACCAAGATACAAGAGTCTCTGTAGGAATCGACTTTCCTTTTGGTAGAGTTCCAAATGGTGATGGATATTTTAAAACTACAAAGACAACTGTAGATTCAATAAAAAATAATATCAGACTTCTTTTACAAACTAATACTGGTGAAAGGGTATTTCAACCGGCTTTAGGTATGAATTTACGACAACTTTTATTTGAACCATTGGACGAAAACTTAACAATACAAATAGAAAATAACATCGTAGATACTTTTGAAAGGTGGTTACCTTTTGTAGAATTAAAAGATATAAAAATAGAAAGAAGAGACGAACTAAATCAAGTTAATATTAACATAGATTTTAATATAAAAAGAGCACCTAATAGTTTAGAGAGTGTTCAAGTTACATTTGATGGTGTGGGTGCTGGCACCACAACAATAACTGATGGAGCTTATTAAAATGGCATATACAGAAAAACAAAAATTAAAACCAACGAATGTACAATATACAAGTAAAGATTTTAGTTCAATAAAAAATGACTTGATTGAATATACTAAATCTTATTTTCCTGATACATATAAAGATTTCAATGAGACATCACCTGGCATGATGTTGATAGAATTGACAAGTTATGTTGGTGATGTCCTTTCTTATTATATTGATTATAATTACAAAGAAAATATTTTAACTACTGCGACAGAAAAGAGAAATGTTCGTAGGTTATCTGAGTTTCTTGGATATAAATCACCAAACACAACTCCATCTGTTGTAAAATTAAAAGTAGAAACAACAATTAATGCGGATGGAACTACAGGTCAACCATTATATGGTGAAGCACCATCTCCAATAGATAGTGGATTACAAATTGCTTCAAGTGTAGATAGTGAAATTCTATTTGAGACTACTGAAGAAATTGATTTCACATCAAGTGGTTCAGGTGATCCTGCTATAAGTGCTCCAATCTTAAACGATAATGGTGAAGCTGAAAAATACATACTTACAAGAAATGTAAGAGCTGTGTCTGGTAAAACTAAAACTAAATCTTTTACAATAACAAGTCCAACTAAATTTTTAGAAATAGATTTAGGTGAATCTAATGTAATCGAAATATTAAATTGTATAGATTCTTCAGGAGAAAAATGGTATGAGGTTGATTACTTAGCACAAGAAAAGGTATTAAAGGAAACTTACTATACTGATGCTGACGCTAACAGAAGTAACAATGCTTATAACCAAGGACCAGATGAGAGTTCGATATCACCCATACCAATTCCTTATGTAGCTGAATATATTAAAGTTGCTAAAAAGTTTACGAGTAAATTTGATGAAGATACTCAAACTTATAAAGTACAATTTGGTAATGGTTTATTTAGATTTAGTAACTCTGGTTCTAATGCTGAAATGGTAGAACAAGCTGGTGTTACAATCAATGGTCAAAACATGACAGACTTAACTAGAAGTGCTATTGGTGGTAGTATAGAAAATCATTTTAATTTAGGTGAGGCTCCAGCTAACACTATATTAACATTTACATATAGAGTAGGTGGTGGTGCTAATTCCAATGTTCAAGTTGGTGAATTAACTACTGTAAATAATGCTCCAGCAGGTGTATCAATAACTGTAACTAATGACGAGCCAGGTGTTGGTGGAACTGATGGACAAACTGTAGACGAGATAAAAAATAATGCCAGTGCGTTTTTTGCATCACAACTCCGTTGTGTGACAAAAGAAGATTATGCTGCTAGAATATTAAGTTTACCACCAAAGTTTGGTGGTATTGCTAAAGCTCATGTGGAAAGAATGGATGCTGGTACACTTTTAGTTTCTACACTTTCGTACAACCAAAGTAAAAAATTAGTACAAACTCCAAGACTTGTATTACAAAATGTTGCGACCTATTTAAATCAATTTAGAATGGTGAATGATATAGTTGATTTTGGATTTACATTAAATGACACATTATATTCAGCATACATAATAAATTTTGGGGTTCGTTTTATCGTAAACTATGATAGAAGATTTAATCCTACTGAAGTTAAATTAAATGTTATTGATAAGATAAAAGATTTTTTCAAAATAGAAAAAATGCAGTTTAGACAATCAATAAACATGAATGATTTAAGATATAATATTTTAGGTTTGGATGGAGTGATTGGTATAAAAACATTAGAATTATTTCAAATAGGTAATGATGAATATGCTACTGGTAGACAACTTTATTACTATAGAGCTGATGGAACTACAAATGGTAGTGAAACTGATTATGGATTTGAATATAACTTTGCTGAAGCCTTGGATGAAAATGGAGTATACAGACCATCAGTTGCTCCAGCGGTATTTGAATTAAGAAACCCTAACAATGACATATATGGAAAAGTGATATAATGCATAGATATTTTTTTACAACCAAAGATGCCTTTATTAGTAGTGGTTCAAATTCCATTACGGGCGAAGATTTCAAAGACAAGAATACGGGTCAAGACGAAATACTTGAATTAAAAAAAGTATTTTTTGATAGGGCATTTTCTTATCCAACTCGTGTTCTTCTTCAGTTTGATACTACTGAAATAGAAAATTATATTAGTTCATCTGTTTTACCTCATGACTATAAATTAAATTTAAGATTATATGAAACGGAAGGTACGAGTGGATTAACTGAAGAATACACAATCGCTGCTTATCCTATAAGTGAATCTTGGGATGAGGGTGTTGGTAAAGAGGTGGACGAACCAAAAACAACAGATGGGTGTAGTTGGAAGTTTAGACAAAACAAAGAAGGGGCTTCTGAGATACAATGGGCTACTGCGGGTGGTACATATATTGCTGGAGATGAAGTTACACAGGCATTTTCATCTGAGTCGCCTGATATCAACATGGACATCACAACTATTGCTAAAAAATGGT